GAGGTAAATTAATAACAAAACAAAACTACCTCTAAGCGCAGTAAGGAGAAAGTATGTTTGGATTACCAATCGAAGCAATAAGTATGTTAGGCTCTACCGCTATGGGCGGTATAATGAAAATGTGGGGCCAAGCTCAAGCCGATAAAGCGGAGCAGCATAAGATGTTACTGCAAGGTAACTTACAAATCGAAAAAGGTGTTAATAACGCTAGGCAGATGCAAAACCCTAATGCTGCGTGGATCAGAAGATTCATAGTAGTATTCAGTCTTTTAGCAGGAGTCGGAATTGTATTTATGGCGCCAATTATGGGTGTATCTACCAATGTACCCATAGAGGTAACCGAGGGGTTCAAATTCTTATTTATTGATACTACTCATACCGTTACAGAGTATATTAAACTAGATGGATTTGTTACCCCAGAGTGGCTACCTGTAGCTATAATGAATATTATTGGCTTTTATTTTGGGTCTGCAGCAATGAAAAGATAGCCCACAAAGGTAATTTTTACCACCTAAGAAATTTAGTATTGACAAATTACGAAAACCTGGTATAATTTTGTACTTGTCAATACTGACAAATCTTAAATATAGGAGAATATATGGTAGATAAAATTCTGGGCTGGATTAAAGCCGCAACAGAGGCCGGAGTAGCATTAATTGCTCTAGCAATAGTTTTACAAGTGATCTTTGGCGGAACTGTACCGTTCATTGGTGGAGATGTTATCGGAACTATTACCGGCATCATTACTAACCTAGGTAACGCAGGACTTGTAGGTCTAGCAGCACTTGCAGTAGTATATCACATTTTTACTAAAGACTAAATCTGTGAATAAAGCCTTACGTTAGTAGGGCTTTTTTAATTTTATTTTATGAGGAATATTAATGCTAGAAATAAGCAGAAGCGACGTACGATCAGATGAATTAGTTGAGTACCCAAAAGATGAGAGGTTTATAAAACTTCCAATCCAACAGTATATGGAACTTTTAGGAATAACTCCTATTGCATCTCAAGTTGCACTGATTAACGCACTTAATAATCCTAAATATCGTTTTGTTGTAGCAGCACTGTCTAGAAGACAAGGTAAGACTTATATAGCAAACATAATTGGGCAGTTAGTAGCACTTGTACCTGGTACAAATGTTCTAATCATGAGTCCTAACTATTCACTATCACAGATTTCTTTCGATCTACAACGAAATCTAATTAAGCACTTCGACTTAGAAGTAGCCAGAGACAATGCTAAAGACAAGATAATAGAGCTAACAAATGGAAGCACTATTCGTATGGGATCAGTCAATCAGGTTGATAGTACCGTTGGTAGGTCTTATGATCTTATTATGTTCGATGAAGCGGCACTAGGTGATGGAGGGATGGACGCGTTCAACGTAGCCCTAAGACCTACACTAGATAAACCTAATAGTAAGTGTCTATTTATATCTACCCCACGTGGAAGAAATAACTGGTTCTCCGACTTCTACCAACGCGGGTTCAATGACGAGTACGATAACTGGATATCACTACGAGCCACATACCACGAAAATCCTAGGATATCCCAAAAAGATATTGATGAGGCTAAGAAAGGTATGTCTAAGGCTGAGTTTGAACAAGAGTACTTAGCCTCTTTTAATACTTTCCAAGGACAAGTATGGGACTTCAACTACGAAGAATGTGTGGCAAACCTTGAGGAACTTGATACTTCCAAGATGGATGTATTTGCAGGTCTTGACGTTGGTTACCGCGATCCTACCGCATTTTGCGTTATTGGGTATGATTGGGACTCACAAACATATTATATTTTAGACGAGTATATGGAAGCTGAGAAGACTACTGAGCAGCACGCTGAAGTTATTCAAGCACTAATTAGTAAGTGGGATATAGACGCGATCTACATCGACTCCGCAGCTCAGCAAATGCGTTTCGATTTAGCCCAGAACTACGATATTTCAACTATCAATGCAACTAAGAGTGTACTGGATGGGATTGCGTCAGTCGCTACAATTGTGGATAATGACAAATTGATAGTAGATCAAAAGTGCGACCACACTCTAATGGCATTAGATCAATACCAGTGGAATCCTAATGAGAACCTACTAACTGAAAAACCGGTACACAACATGGCATCTCATATGTCAGATGCCCTGCGCTACGCCTTATATACGTTTGTAGCAACGGATATAACGTTTTAGGGTATACCAGGTCAAAAATAGCTCTTGACTTTTCTGTTGAAATTTGATATAATTGCCCATATACAGAGAAATTTTAAGAAATCAACCTATGAGTGAACTTAAACGTGATAAGATTAAATACATAAGAGACCGCGCAAAGTCCGCTTATGTAAAGGACGAGGAATGTTACATCTGTGGTGGAACTGAGTCTTTAGACTTCCACCACTTTTTAAGTGTAACGGAACTTCTTGATAAGTGGATTAAAGTAAAGAAACTAGTTATATCGACTGCGGAAGATATGATGGAAATGAGGGATGAGTTTATTGAAGCACACCATAAAGAAATTTATGATGATACAATTACTCTTTGTCACAAACATCATTTAAAACTGCATTCCATATACGGTAAGAAACCTGCTTTAGTCACTGGCCCCAAGCAGCAACGCTGGGTAGAAAAAAGAAGAGTAAAAGAATATGGGAATAATTAAGAATTTGATTCAGAAACTGAATCCGGCGCAGCCACAAATAGCGGCAGCCCAAGGAAGTCAAGGACCCCTAGAACCTTCATTGCCTTATGAAAGAGCATATGATAGATTAGAGGTGGTTAATCGCGGTGTTAATATGATTGTTGATGCAGCAGCGCAGATCAATATAGATGTAGGAGACAAAGAAGCATTCCCCGGAGTAGCAACTATTAGACATAAAAAGCTAGTAACTCTACTTAACAGGAATCCTAACCCGTATCAATCAGCAGATGCTTTTAAGAGAAACATCTTTCTAGATATGATTATGGATGGTAATGCCTTTATGTATTATGATGGTGCAAGTTTATACCATCTACCTGCCGAGAACGTTACTATTATTCCAGATAAGAAAACATTTATCAAAGGGTATGATTATAACGGAACTAAATATAAAGCTGATGAGATTATACATATTCAAGATAATTCATCAGGTTCAATATATCGAGGTAAGTCAAGATTAAGCTCAGCTAAACGCTCAATCAACTTGTTATACGATATGAAAGATTTCCAGATGAACTTCTTCAAAAATGGAGCAGTTCCTGGCTTAGTACTAAAGACACCAAATACTCTTAGTGCTAAAGTAAAAGACAGACTAATTAATTCTTGGGCACAGAAGTACAACCCTAAGAGCGGAGGCAGAAGGCCTTTAGTTCTAGATGGTGGTATAGAGATCGATAGTATCTCTAATGTGGATTTCAAGAAATTAGACTTTGAGGATTCAGTAACTAATTTAGAGAATACTATTTTAAAAGTTATTGGAATCCCACCAATTTTAATGGATGGTGGCAATAATGCAAACATTAGACCCAACCAGAAATTAATGTATCAAGAAACCGTTCTACCTTTAGTTAGAAAACTGATTAGTAGTTTAGAGCGATATTTTGGTTATGACCTTGCAGCAGCACTAGAAGACCTCTCGCCCTTACAGGCAGAGTTAGACGAAAAAGCAAGATACTACAGCACTTTAGTTAATGGCGGGGTACTTACTCCGAATGAGGCTAGAGTAGCATTAAGATTAGAAAAGATAGAAGGTCATGATGACATACGCATTCCTGCAAATATTGCAGGAAGCGCAAGCAACCCTTCTGAGGGCGGAAGACCTCAGGGAAACGAGGAAAATGATGAATAAAAAGTTTGAAATAAACTCATTATTTGAGGTGGTACAGAAAGACGCTAAGTCTGAAGTACTAACAATAAAAGGTTATGCAAATACTGTTTCCAAAGACAGAACTGGCGATGTAATCGTTAAAGAAGCTTGGATGCAGGGTGGTATGGATGATTATCTAAAAAACCCTATTATCCTTGCTTTCCATGATTACGCCCGCCCGGTAGGTACCACTGTTGATTACAATGTAACTGACAAGGGACTGGAAATCGTTGCAGAAATAAGTAAAGCTGCAGGTGAAGTATATAACCTAATCAAAGACGGTGTTTTAAAAACATTTAGCGTTGGTTTTAGCATTAAAGATGCTGACTATGACAAGGAACAAGATACTTTCT